CTTTTCTCTGGTGTTTATGTCAGAAAGAATGTCCCCGGACTAATTGCGATACTAAGTATGAATGGTATCGAGAAAGGAAAATAAATTAAATGAAGATCACTAAGTCAAAACTAAAACAGATCATCTTAGAAGAAGTTCAGTCTGATCCAGAGCTATTAGATGCAATTGGCAAATTGTCAGATTCTATTGACAGTCTTGATGTTAGTATTGACTTTTTATCTGCTGCATTTACGGGTGAGTCTGGCATCTCTATCGGCGCAGCACAAAGACAACTTGGTCGCGCTTATAGACCAAAAGTCCGTCCCACACCTGAACCTGTTAGTGAATCAGAACAGTTCAGAGATCAACAAAAAATGAATGCTGCCCAAGATGTGGCAGGGCAAGAAATGTCATTTGAAAAATGGATCGCAGTTGTTTTTCAGAAAGGTGTCGAAATTGATGACAACTCTCCTAATCCCTATGATGCTTGGATGAGCGGGCAATCACCAGAGCAGTATGCTGGCTCGCTAAACGAAAGAAAATTGTCTAAGGGCGAAAAAAAGGAAAAGGAAAGAGTAGTTAAAGGTATGAAGAAGTCCAAGAAGGATTTCAAGAAACGTTATGGCGATGACGCCGAAAGTGTAATGTATGCAACGGCGACAAAGATCGCAAAGGATAAAAAATGAAAATCAAGAAGTCAGAGCTACTTGCTCTAATCAAAGAAGAGATTATGAAAGAAGCAGAAATGTTTAAGATGTCTGACGAGGACCTTAGAGATTTTAGTGTCCCAGACCCTCAAGAATACCGAGACGCAGACGAGATCTTCAATATGGTTATGACAGATCTCGAAAAGGATATTGAAGAGGATCTGTTAGACATAATCAAAGAAATTATGATGGAACGCCCCGGACAGAAGCCTCAAGATATGGCAAACGAGGCGTATGGTAAATTGATGATTAAAATGAGAGGTGGCGGTCCTCCACACGGTGCAATGCAAGAAGGCATCGAAGGTATCACAGATCCCGGCAATCAAGAATTAATACGTCAGGCGTTGGAGCAAATAGCACCCTTAGTTGGTGTTATGTCTCTACCAGTTCTCATTGGTCTTATCTACGAACAACTAAAGAGTATGGGTGCCAAATGATGAGTAAAGAACAAAAGCAAGCACTACTCGACAGAGGCATACAAAAACTAACTTCCCGCAAACTACTTGTGTGGCTTACTGCTACAGGTCTTATGGCTTGGGGCGGACTAGAATCAGCAGACTGGGTTGTTATCTCAGGTCTTTATCTCGGTGGTCAATCCGTAATTGACGCTATTGTAAAACTCAAGGGACTAGAATAAAATGAAACTGATAATGGAAAACTGGAACAAATTTGTCAACGAAGAAGAACAAGTTGAAGAAGGGATTATGGACACGATTAGACAAACCACACGCGACTTCACAGGTAAACTGAAGAGCGCTAAAGAGATGCGCAATTTAGCAAATCGCCTTGTAAATGTTGATCCTTTCAACGATCCAAGAAGTAATGAATTTTTTCGTGACTCTGAGCAACTTGTAGGATTGATTAAAGCTCACGGTGTCGATTGGATGAGACCTGCTGCTGGTGGTGAGCAGATAGCCGATGCTGGTGAGTTGAGCCGAATTATTGGTGCTTACAAAGAAGATCCAGCCGGACAATCTCAAAACTTTGAATCTGCAATGATGAATCTTAAGAATGCTCTCGATGCTTACATAGAGGGAAAGTAACATTAAACAAAAGATTCTAGCATTCTGCTTAAAACACTGGAAGGAGATTGGACTTGTCCTTCTCCTTCTTGTCGTATTTAGTAAGTCGCAGTATGATGTTCGCAACATTATAAAAGCACACGAGATTGCCGAGCAGTCATTAAAAGACCAGATAAGCACCTTAGAGTCTCTCCACACCGAAGAGTTGCGCTTACGCGATGAAGCCCTTGAGCAATACCGCATTGAAATGGAACAACTAGAATTAGAATACGAGGCGAGACAAGACGAGATAAAGGACTTAACGAGAGCAGAAAAAGAAGTTATAATAAAAGAGTTCAAACAAGACAAGGCTCTGATTATACAACGCCTTGAAGAAACCTATGGATTAAGATATGTTGAATAGCCTAATATTGCTTGCTCTGCTCTCGACCGCAAGCGCTGAAGACTTCACAGTTGTCTCGGAAGATCAACCCGCCCCCTTCGAGGGCGTTTTGCTTAGTGTGCCAGCCGTAGCAGAGGTATTGGCACAGCACGAAGAAATCAAAATGAAATGCGACCTTGAGATAGAATACCAACTTGATAAAGCAAACACACAATGCAAACTTGACAAGAATATACTTGAGGCAAGAATCGTAACACTTGAACAACAATATAAAGAAATCATAGCGCAAAAAGATCTTGTTATCAATAAGCAGCAAGCAATCATCAAGAAGGGCGCACCACATCGTAAGTGGCTATGGTTTGCAGGTGGTATTGTCTTAGGTGGTGCGAGTTACTACGGTATCGAACAGGCGACACAATGAAGCACGCAAACTTACCTTATCACATCTACGTGTGGGTAAACAACAAGTATCTTGGACCCAAGATGCCCGAAGGCTATACTTACGCTCTATGGCACGGCATACACTCTAGAGAGGGACAGATTCCTATGGCACACGTCTTGTTGGAAAGTGGTGCTCACTGGTCTGGACTACCGCTCCATGCGATGTCAAACTTTCACGGACCAAACACTTGGAAAGAAAAACCACACAACGATTTGATTCCTTGGTCTGCTATGGGTCCAAACATAGAGGCGTGGAACGCAAAGTATCTAGAAGGAATTGAGGTTGAGCTATTTCGCTATGGATGGAAAGGGCGACACACGGGGATAATAATTGATTGGACCAATGGCTTCGACCGCTACCCGCAAGAACATAAGCCACTGAACCTTGTTTCGCTTGATGATGGTCAGTTTGCCCTACAGCCAAATAACTATTGTAGGTTTAGAGACGACCACTTCATAGACGAAGCAAAATTTGAACAAACTAAATTCTATCGCAGAGGCGAACAAGTTTGGTGGGGTCAATGAGTAAAGATCCAGATTACATTGTTAGAGTAGAACAAGCCATCGCAGACAAGTATGGCGAAGAAGCAATCCAGAATCCTAAAGCAGAATGGGACGAGAACAAAGAGAAAGTTTATCTAGAACAGATGCGAGATCTCTATAAGAAACAAAAGAAAAACGACGCTGGCAACGATAAAGTAGAAGTAAATGGGATAAAGGTTTCAAGAAAACTACTTAATAGAGAATCCAAGACAGGGTGCCCTGTTTGTGGTGCCTTCTCACATTCTACCCGCGATGATGTATCGTTAGTAAAGTATGACTGCTGTTACAAGTGCTATATCAAGTGGGTTGAGGGAAGAGAAGGTAGATGGAAAGAAGGGTGGAGACCAAATGAAGGCTAATGAATTAAGAGAACTAATCAGAGAAGTTCTCAAAGAAGCAAAAGAAGAGCAAGCTGATATTGGCGATAAAAATGCTACAAAGCTAAAGACAGGCTCTATGTCTTCTTCGCAGAGAATCAAAACCTCAAGAGAAAGAATCAAAGATACAAGTGGCGAGTTCACTCCACAAGAGCAGAAAATTGTAGATCAGTTGGAAAAGTTTATTTCTGACCTCGCTGCAACCGAAGGTATTGATTTGTTACAGCATAGAACTTTTCTTGAAAGAGCTATGAAATTAATTCAACAAAGAATGGTAAAAAAACAATAAACTATTTATTTTAAAGGAACACTATACAATGGCAACAGTTTACGAAATCGTTCAAGGCTTATCACAAGCCGCAGCAAACGCCTACGATGGCGCTATGACCGAAGATGGCGAGCCTGTCAAGGCAGGACTAAAGAGAGAGGAAGGTAATCCTCTTATTGATAAGCGTGTTATGGACGGCTTCAATGTGAAGTTTCACGGTAACATTATGAGACTTTCATATATGTCAGAAGTGCAACTTAAAGAAGTATACGCTAACGGCTTTGAGTCTGATGTCGAATCACAAATGAACGAGATTGTTAAGTTTCTCAAGAAAGAAGCACGCAAGATTACAGGCTCCACTCCCTCGCTAACTAAGCAAGGCGAGATTGACATTCGTGTAGAGAACTCATCCCGCGTCCGATCTTGGGTCACCGCTGTTATGGAATACAAGATTGGTGGCATGGAAGAGGTTGCAGTTGTTGGCGAAGCCACAGAGGATAAACTTGCTGCTGGTTGGGAAGCATTCATGAAGCAGGGCGGTCTTGGCAAGCGTCCCCCAAACGACAAGAGACCCAAAAATTCTGGTAAGAAAGAATAAAGAAAGATGAATGCCAAGATTAACGAAACAACAAATACTCAAAGAAGTTGTTAAGTGCGGTAAAGATCCTTCTTACTTCCTGAAAAACTATGCCCGCATTTCTCACCCGATGCACGGGCTTATGTTGTTTAAGACATATGATTATCAGGATAAGCTGCTAGAAGATTTTAACGACTATCGTTTCAACATCATCAACAAGGGTCGCCAGCTAGGTATCTCAACGATTACCGCTGGCTACATTGTTTGGATGATGCTGTTTCACCGTGACAAGGCTATCCTTGTTATGGCAACCAAGTTTGAGACAGCAGGCAACTTGGTTCGCAAAGTCAAGAACATTATGAAGAACCTTCCTGACTGGATCAGGATTGCGAACATTACAACTGACAACCGCACGTCTTTCGAGTTATCAAACGGTTCTTCTATCAAGGCTGCTTCTACCTCTGGTGATGCTGGTCGTTCTGAAGCACTATCACTTCTTGTTCTTGACGAGGCTGCACACATCGAAGGGTTAGAAGAGTTGTGGACTGGTCTATACCCAACACTATCAACGGGTGGTCGCTGCATTGCGATCTCAACACCAAACGGTGTTGGTAACTGGTTCCACAAAACTTGCACAGGTGCCGAGAGTAGTGAAAATAATTTCCATCTCACAACGCTTATGTGGGACGTTCACCCTGACAGAGATGAAGAATGGTTTAAGAAAGAAACCAAAAACATGTCCAGAAGACAGATTGCGCAGGAGTTGGAGTGTAACTTCAATACTTCTGGCGAAACTGTTATTGATCCAGACAACATGGAATGGATTATGGCTAACATTAGAGAGCCAAAGCACAAAACCGGATTTGACAGAAACTTTTGGATTTGGGAAGAATACGACCCAACTTGCAATTATCTTATGGCTGCAGACGTTGCTAGAGGCGATGGTGCTGACAGTTCTACGTTTCATATTCTAAAGCTTGAAACAATGGAGATCATTGGCGAATACATGGGCAAGCCAACGCCTGACCTTTATGCGAACATGCTTAATCAAGTAGGTAGAGAGTTTGGTAACGCCATGATGGTTGTAGAAAATAATTCTATTGGCTATACAGTTATAGATAAGTTAGTAGAGTATGGCTATCCTAATCTTTATTACTCTATCAAATCTACACACGAATACATTGACCAACACCTTGGCGAGCATAAGTCTGGTGCTATCGCTGGTTTTTCCACTACAAGCAAGACCAGACCCCTCATTGTAGCCAAGTTGGAAGAGTTTGTGAGAAACAAACTAGTTAAGACGTATTCTTCACGTTTAGCAAACGAGTTCCGCACTTTTATTTGGTATAACGGGAAGCCACAAGCCATGAGGGGCTACAACGATGACTTAGTGATGGCTCTTGCGATTTGTTGTTGGGTTAGAGATACTGCCCTCCAGACAAACGCCCGAGACCTAAACTATCAAAAAGCATTCGTAGATTCGATTATGACTTCCAGAACTACCCTAAATACACAGATAAGAGGACAAATTGGCTACACAGGTAATGATACTACTAGTAAAATGAATGAAGCAAAAAATTTATATTCACAATATATGTGGATTATTAAGTGAGAAAATAAATGGCACCACAAAATCCCAAACAAGGTAGTAACCCAGCAAATAGAGATTCACAGCTTTTTAAGTCTTTGACTCGCCTGTTTTCTGGACCTATCATCAATTACCGCTCCGAATCCGGTCGTAAGATTCGTAGACAGCATCTTGATAAGTATTCTACAAGATTTAAATCAGCATCAGGGCAGCAGTTTAAGAAGCAATCTTACAACCCGTTAGACACAATCGCTGCAAATGCTATTGCAAACCAGCGTAGGTCAGAGCGTTACATCGACTTTGACCAGATGGAATACATGCCAGAGTTGGCTTCTGCCCTCGACATCTACGCAGACGAGATGACCACATTCTCTGCTCTATCTCCAATGTTAAACATCAAATGTCGTAATGACGAGATTAAAGCTGTTCTAAACATACTTTATCACAACATCATGAACATT